CCGCCGAGCAGTGCCAGCACCTGGGCGATGATCGGCCCGGCTGCGGCCTGCATCGGCGCCGGATTGACCCCTCCGCTGTAATGTGCCACCGCGATGATCACCATCCAGATTTGATCGACGACCTGCACGCTGCCGTGCCCGCGCGCGCCGGCATCGTTGGCGGTGATGCGATCGCCGAGGTACGCGATGTGGCCGGCCGGAAACACGTCCACCGCCTGGCCCGTCGTGAGCCGGCTCAGATCCGTGATCGGCGATACTACGCGCAGCGCGCTGATGCCGCGCACGCGGTCGGCGATCGGCATCGCCAGCGCAAGCCAGTCGGTGGCAAATGGATTCACGGCTGCACATTCCGGCCCCAGACCTTGCTGCCGGCGCTGAAGCGCACGTCGCCGGCGCTGCTTGGCGCTTGCTCTGGATCATCGATGCCGAGAGAAAACTTGCCGGCTGCGACCTGTTCCAAAAACTTGATCGCATCACGATAATCGCGCGCGATGGGGTCGCTCTGCGGATCGCTGATGCGGTTGGCGTGCAACCGGTTGCGGGTGATGGCCCGCGCCCAGGTGCTGAGGATATCGGGTGGATTGGCCAGCGGCAGCGTGTAGCGCTTGCCCAGATAGCCATTGATCACCGAGTCGGCCTCGATGCTGGCCTGCTCGATCACCGCCAGTGCGGCGTCGGCATCGGCGATCTGCTCTGCGCTGTAGCTGCTGCGATCGCCGGCGGTGAGCGTGAGCTCCATCAGCTGCGCATCAACTACCGCGCCGTGCGCTTCGCTCGCCACTTGCGCGAGCTCCAGGCTGCCGGGGATGCGTGCGAGTTGGGCGAGGCTGACGTACATGATTCTCCTGATCCGATCACCCGCCCACGAGGGGCGGGTGTCGAGGTTCTACAGCGGTCTAACGAGTTGTACGTTTACGCGCGGATCAATCGAGCCACGGCGACACGAGCAATTGCAGCTTGTTGCGCAGCACGTTGATGGCGCCAGCGGCATCACGCTCGTTCTGCAGCAGCTCCAGACCGGCAAACTCCAGGCCGCCAGGCACCACCAAGTGCGTGGCGCGCAGGCCCAGCGGTCGGCCACCATCGCCGGTGCGGGTGCCGAGCGCGGTGATCGCCTTTTTCAGGTTCGCGGCGTCGAGTACTTTGTTCGAGCTCTGCGCCATCTGCCAGAAACCGAAACCCGAGTTGCGGCGGTTGTCGACGCCCCAGACGAACTCATTGCTCATGAACACGTTGTCGTCGGTCTCGGCGGTTTTTGCAACAAAGTTGTCTGCTTTGCGATTCTGGAAAATCAGCGGCTTGAGCGGCCGACTCAGATCCATCACGTACCAGGTGCCAGCGCCGCCGGAGCCGTCGTCGATATTGCTCTGGGTGCCGGTCTTGCCGTTGGCGAGCGTGACCGGATGGGACGCGCTGAAAAACGCCTCCTTGTCGTAGGCCAGTTCGGTGCGGCCGTTTTTGAGCAGGCTGAAGACGAGCTCGTCGGGATGCACGCCCGATGCGTTGCCCATCTCGGCCATCAGCGGCGTGTACACACCAAACTGATCGTCCTCGATCGCCTTGCGCGGCACGCCAACCGTCAGCTCGAACTCGCGGTTGCGAATCGTGTAGCCGTACTGCGTGATGCCGTTGATCACGCGATCGCCAAACCATTCGCGCATGCTCGGCATGCTGCCGAGCCAACCGTATTCCTCGGCGCTCGTGGTCGATGGAACCACCGTTGCCAGCGTGGTGTATTGGCTCGGCGCGCTGGTGAGTGCGCCCTGAAACGCCGCCCTGAAGGCGGTGGTGAGGATGGTGAGGTTGGCGCGATCAACGATCATTGAAATCTCCTGGACGTGTAGTGGGGCGGCCGATCAGATTTCGACCCACACACCGTCGGCATCGACGTTGCGGATCGTTCCGGCGACGGGGCGGGTGCCAGCGGCATCGGTTTTGGCGACGGTCTCATCATCGACCACGTAACACACGGCGCCGATATCGGCGACAGTGATCAGGTCAGCGGCCGCCGAGTTGTCGAGCCGGTAGGTGCCGGTGCGTACATTCACGCGGATGTCACCCGCTGCGCCGGCCGAGTTGTCGGCGCGAGTTTGGGCAACGCCGCGCGTGCGCTGGGCCACGGTGGCCGATGCCGGCACAGCGTTGCCGCTGACATCGAGCGCAACCAGCGCGCCGGAGTAGATGACGGTGGCGGCGGCGACCAAATCCGAGAAACTGGTCGAGTCGGTGCGGGGTGTGTTGCGATCGGCGCTGAGCATGATGCGGTCTCCTGGGATGGGTTGGCGTAGCGGCGATCAGGCCGCGCGGGCCTTGGCAAACGCGATGGGATCAATGCCGGTGGCGCGGCACACGGCCAACTCTTCGGCGTTGAGATTGGCGTCACCGTCGCTGCTTGCCGGCGGCTCGCCCTTGGTCTGGCTGCCCTTGAGTGCAGCGATCGGTTTGGCCGCGTCGAGGTAGGTTTTGAGCGAGGCGATATTGCTGGCACCCAGCTCGCGTGCCCAGGCTTCCTGCGGCGCCAACAATCGGCCATCAGCTAGCGCCGGCTGCACCAGGGCATCGAGGTCGGTCTGCAGCACGCGGGCGCTGAGCGCGGCCAGTTGGCTGCGCATCTCATCCACGGTGGCCACCGGCACAAACCTGGCCGGATCGGGGCGCGTGGTTTTCAGCGCGCGGCAGGCCGCGAGCACGGCATCGGCACCGGCATCGTCGGCAACGCCCAACTCTGCTCGCAGCGCAGCGGATTGATCGGGCTTGGTGGTGGCCGCTTTGATGGCGTCGAGGATATCGGCGTCGGCAGCGTCGGCCGACAGGCCAAGCAGGGTACGGATTTCGGCGAGCAGGTCCATCGTGTTTGACTCCTGATTGTGATTGAGCCCAAATCGGGCAGCTGCACGCAGCGCCGCCGGCTGCATGCCGTCCAGCGCCGGGTTGTTGGTGAGTGCGCCCATCTCCAGCTTGAGCACCGCGCCGGTTTGTGAGTCGTATGAAAATATCGGCGAGAAATAGCGGTACTCGCCATCGCGCACGAACTGCGCAGCGCGCGCGGTGAGCTCAACTGTGGCGAACAGGCCCTGCCCATCGCGCCACACCAGTTCGCGGAAAAATCCGGCTGCCGGTGCGGGTTGGCCGTTGAACTCGGCGTTCAATGTCTGGTGCTCGTAGTCGAGCACCAGCGGTGTGATGTTGGCGCGGAATCGCGCGATTACCTGTGCGGCGATGGCGGAATCGATACGCCAGGCGCTGACCAACATATCGCGGCCATCGCGCGGCACGAACGCGCCGGCCGGCGTAACCTGCACCTCAATTGTCGGATGATCGGCAGCGCCAGTGATCGCGTTCGAGACCAGCCCGAATGCGCAGGGGGCGACGGCAACCGCAGCGCGGAACGATCCCTGCACCACTGTCTCTTTGTCGCGCCGGTCTGGCGATACCAGCTTGAGCAGTGCCTCAAGCGAGGTGCCGAGCAACTTTGCCAGCGCACTGAGCCTGGCATCCGGCGGACGTGCGATATCGCCGTCAAGGATCGCCTGCATCGTCGATGGCGAAATGCGCGCAGCATCAGCAAGATCGGCAGTAGTCAACCCACGCTCATCGCGCAACTTCTGCAAGCGATCGCCGAGGCGAGAACTGAGCGATGCGGTCAGTGTCTGGTTTTGGATACGATGCGGCATGGAGCGCATCGTGCCGGTCGATCAGGCCGGAGTCATTGGCCCGCGTTCACACCCGGTGATTACTCGGTGAGTCGCTTGTGTAGCCGCTCGATCCGATATGCAGTGCGCACAGTCACACGCTCGGCGTGGTATTGCAGGCGGCCGGTCTTGAGCCCGAGCTCATGCGCCAGGCGCTGCTCACTATAGCCCTCGGCCAGCAGTTGGCGGATGCGCTTGATCGTATCGCGTGAGGGTACCAGCGCGCGGTCGGACGCCATCGCAGGCGTTACGGCGAGGATGCGGCGCTCGGTGCGAGCGCGGATGCGGGTTTTTTCGCCGCAGCGAATCTGCGATAGGCAGGTATCGCCAACATCGGATGCCGCGCCAACGGCGCGCCGGCCGACGCCATGCCGCGACAGCGTGAGCAGATGCGCCTTGGCACGTTTCGCTGACACGATGCCGTTCCAGTCGCCGGCTTTGCGGGCGCGCTGGCGTTGCGCCTCATATTGGGTGTTGGCTGTGCGGCACAGCGAGCAACGGCAGCCGGCGCGATAGCGCAGGCGATCGCCGTGCGGCCGCGATGCCGCCAGTTCGCTGATCGGACGCATCCCGCGCGCGGCGAGGTTGTCGCTGTGCTCGACAGGCATCTCAGCGCTCCGGCTGGCGAGAGGGTTTCACGCTTGCACGCAGTTTCTTGATCGCCAGCTTTATGGTCCGCTCGGCATCGATCAGCGAATCGATTGCATCGATGCGATCAGCGCGCGCCAAATCACTGAGCGCCATGTTCAGATTTCGGGCGGCATCGTCTATCAAAACCTGGGTGGCGAAGATTACAAGCTGCTCGTTGGTGTACATGTTGGCTCCTTTGGCGTTTGCTCGGCCTCTGACATATGTCAGACGTTTTTTTGCGGGGGTATCTGTGCCAGCGCAGCCCGTGATGGCGAAACGCGCTCAAATCGCTTCCTGTGCGGTTTTAGAAAAGTGGCGGCTGCCGGTGGTTCGGGTCGCGCAGATCGGCGCGCTTGACGATCTTGCGTACCGCGCGCACGGTGATGCGCATGCGCATGGCAATCGAGGCGAGGCTTTCGCCGGCGCGATGCGCTTCCAGCAATTCCTGGTCGCGTCTGGCCATCACATAGAAATGATCCTTGGGGATGCTGAGCACCTGGCCTCCCCATTCCTCGGCCAGATCATCGGCCAGCGCGCATCCGGCCTGCTCGGCCAGCTCGCTGTCGATGCCGTATTCGCCGAGCAAATGGGCGCAGTGATCAGACACCCATTGCAGCAACTCGGCGCGCAGGTTGGCCATGTCCGGCGAGCGGCTCACCGGGCCGGCCTGTCGATACAGGTGACCGATACCACGCAGCCGTTGCGCACGATCAGCCGCACGCCGAGCTCGGGCGAGCGCAGCTTGCCGTGATCGATCCGCGCGATGGTGGTGTCGCGTCCGTCTGCCAACATCTTGGCGCGGATCGCATCGGTGTCCACGCCGCGCATGGTCGGTGATGTGTGCTGAGCGTTTTTGCGGCATGGTCATGCCTCGCTGTGCTTTGCGGATTGGCGCCTGGCATCAATTGCCAGTGCTGCAACGATCTTGCGCAGGTTGGCGGCGCTGACGAAATCGATGCGGTCCACGCCGAACATCCGTTTGGCGATCGCGTGGGCGTACTCCCAGGGTTTGTCCGTGTCGGTTAGCAGCGCGTTGATCTTGCGCAGATACGCCGAGCGTTCGAGCGCGCGCGGCTTCTTGCGCTGGCTCGATTGTGTATCTGCGCGTTTGCGCGATGCGCCGAGCCGCAGCAATTCGGCGATCACCGCCTGGCGGCCGGCGATACCCAGCGTGGCGGCTGAGCGCTCGCCAGTGATGCGCTCCAGCATGGCGCGGTAGGCCTCGTCATCCATGCCCAACTGATGTTGCTGGGCGTGGATGCGCGCGAGCTCGGCCTTGCGCTGTGCGTCGGCATTACGTGGGCGTGTGCTGGTCATGGTCAGCTCCCTCGGTTGGCGCGGCGCTCGTGCAGCAGGCGCCAGGTGTGCGGGGCCGCAGAATCGGGGTACCGGCACACCGGCACCCGATAGACGGCGGCGAAATGCTGCTCAAGCGCGGCGGCGTCGGCATCAGTCGTCATGCCCTTGCGCACGCGATCGATCAAACCAGCTCTGGCTGCGGCATCGAATAAAGCCATATGTCCCCCACGCGTTGGCAGTCGATGGCCACGCCGTTGTGGCGCAGCTCAGCGACGATTGAGTTGACGGCGCAGACGTTGGCCTGCGTGATGATGTCCATGGTGGAGCGCGGCACGCCATCGCTGAGCAGGGCGCGCACACGCTGCAACCGATCGCTATGGCCGAGCCGCGCGGCGTGCATCAGGCGTCCGCCTCGGTGATATCGGCCAGCAGCTTTTCGAGGGCACGGTCGAGCTCGCTCTCGATGTCCTTGACCACCACCTGGTCGCAATCGTCAGCAATGGAGATGCCGAGCCGGCGCAGATCGGCAGCGGTGAGGTCATATACGCCCGGCTTGTGTACCGACTCGCGCACCCGCACCAGCAGGGCAACCTGGTCCTTTGGCAGCAGCTTGCGGATGCGTTCGATCACCTTGCTCTCGTCGTCGAAGGTGACCTTGCCGCGCGATTTTGTCCAGCCGACCTTGACGCCGTGGATGATCCGCGTACGTGCGCGCGCCCACATGCTGGGCGCCGATGCATTGACGGCATCGCGCAATACGGTCTCGGCATCGGCTACGCAGGACAGAGTGGTGCGCAGCATCGGCAGATATTGGCGCTTGATATCCTCGATGCAATCGTTCACCGCCGTTGCCTGGACGCGCAGATTGTCGCGCATCGCACGGTAGTGCTGGCATGCCAGCTCGATGTCCTGCGCGTTGGTTTCGCTTTTTTGCACGGCACTCATTGCAGTGTCTCCTGTTTGGTGCTGCGGTGGCGCGCCTCGAACAGCGCGGAGTAAATGGCGAAATCAGCAACCACGCGCTGCGCCTCGTCGCGGCTGAAGCGCGCCATCAGCGCGCCATAGAAGCAGCCGAAGCAGGCCACCGCGAAATCGTGCTTGTTGTCGTCGCTGATGCCGATCAGCGCGTGGGCCATCGGGATCGCTGCTGAGGCTGCTGCCTCGATGACGTTTTTTTGCTGGTCGGTGATGGTGCGGTTATCCATGGGATTGCTCCTCGTTGTTTGGGTCGATCAGATTGCGCAGCAGATCATGCAGCGCGTCGCGGTAAGCCTCGCCGACGCACGGCGGCAGATCGTCGTCGTCCATCACAGCGCCCTCTGGCTGAGCCGCACCACGTTGTGCGGCAACGGCTCTGGCGTATGCACCATGCGCACCCGCGCGCGCAGGTGCTTGATACGCTCGCTGTGGCGCCAGGCTGCTTTGATACGTTCGCCGGCAGCGGCGCGCACGCCAACGGATTCGTCGCTGGCATACGGATCAGCGCTCATGCACAGCCGATCGATGTATCCGATCAGCCGCTGCTTGTTGCGCTCGGCCTCGTGGTGGCAGCCAGGGCCCAGCGCTCGTGCGGCGCGCTCGACGATCTCAGCAGCCAGCGGCTCCAAGCCACGCGCGCTCATGCCGACACCTGCTCAGCATCGCGAGTGGTGTGGTACCGCACACGCACGCCGTGAAAATCAAAGCCCATGGTGATGTGCGAAACGCCGTTGAACGTCGCGCGCCCGACGCATTTTGCGAGGATTTCGAACTCCGAGCGATGCGGCAGGCTCACTTCGACCAATGGCCGCAGGCCGGAGCTGCTTATTTCTACGCCCAGCACTTTGCAGCCGGCTTCGTCGAGGTGGGTGATGGCATTGGCCATCGCCAGCAGCTCGCGGTGAATTCGCGCGTTCTCCGGACCTGCAAACTCGCGTGTGAAATCGACAGATATGTGCTCGCTCATGTCAGGCTCCTCGGATGATGTCGGCGGTAACCAGCGGCGCGCCCAACTCGGCGGCGACGTTCAGCGCCGCAGTCAGGGCGTTGTGTACGGCCAGCGGATACAGCATCGTGCCGCTGGCGCGTGTGGGGGTGAGCTTGGCGCGCAGGGCGTCGATCGCGCCCTTGCCAATCACCGCGTCGAGCGCGACGTTGATGCGCGCAAAGCGGTGCTTTAGGTAGCTCTCGATATCGTTGTCCAGCGCCGGCAGCGAGATCAGCTCGATGCGCTGCACCACCTCGCGCACCTCGGGGTTGTGCTCGCTCAACTTGATGCCGAGCTCGGGTTGGCCGACCAGGATCACGCTCAGCAGCGGGCGCAAGCCGTCCTTGAGCTCGCGAAACCGCTTGAGATGCTTGAGCGTGACCAGCGGCAGGCTGTGTGCCTCCTCGATGATCAGCACGTGGCTGTGACCGGCGCGCGCGCTGTCCTTGAGCGACTGATGCAGTTGGCGGAACCGGGCCTCGGCGCTGATGCGGATGGCCGCATGCGGCGCAACACACGCCATGATTGCCTCGGCGATGTGCTGTGCCTTGAGCGTCTTGCCCTTGCTGTCGCTGGCCTCCATCGCCAGCACGTAAGGTTGGATCACGATCACCGCCTGGTCATCACGCTGCAGGCGATCGATCAGTTCTTCTCGCAGCGTGGTTTTGCCGGCGCCCGACTCGCCGACTACCGCGATAAATCCGCCGTGGCGCGCAGTCTGATACATCGCCTCGCGCACATAGCGCAATTCCGGCGATAGCCACACGTCGGCGGTGGTTTCCGGGTCAGCGAACGGATCGCGGCCGAGCCGGAAATGTTGCTTGGTCGCTTGTGTTAACGCTTGGCGTCGCAGTAGCATGGCAATCTCCTCGTTGGTTTGATCGGTATCGGCTCGCGGGGTGGACGCCACTGCGTTAGCGCGCGGTGGCGTCGTCTTTTTGGCGGAACTGGCCCCACGCCCAGCGCGCCGCAGTTGATGCTCAATCTCGATTTCGATCCGCGCGTGCTGGCAATGCGCGGGCAAAATGCCGTGGTTTATGTAGCCCGAAAGAGCGGGCCGCGAGATCCCCAGGGCAGCGGCCAGCGTGTGCTGGCGAATGCCGGCGTGGCGCAGGCGCTGCTTGATGTTGCTGTTGCGCCGCGCATTCATGCCGCACCGCCATCAATCACCCGCAACCGGGCAGCCGGCGCCGGCGTCAGCTCAAGTGCCAGCGCATCCACCTGGTCATACGGCACACCATCGGGCCAGCGCTGGGCGATGCGCGCGAACATCGATGGATGCCAGGCGTGGCCGCCGAGTTCGAGCAGGCGCTTGATGCGCATCGCGCACTCGTCGTGCGACACGTCCGGGAAGGTACGGCGCGGTGCAGCCGGCTCGATCCGTTTGGCCGCGAGTACGTCAGGCGCCTGCACCGTTGATACCACCCCGGCGCGTGGCAGCGCTGGCATCACATCGGCTTCGCGCAGGTGCTTCATCGGGTCAATGCGGCCGCCGAATGGCAAGCGCTTGGCCTTGCGGGCGGCAGCGGCTTCCTCGTCGGTCTGCACATCCATCAACAGGCGTTCGATGGCTTTCTTGCGTGCTTCAGCCGGGCCTTGCGGCACGCCCGCGAACCGAGTACCAATTTGCGCCGAGCCAGCCAGGAAACCGTTATCATCGCGGCCGATGCGCGGAGCGAGGTAATGCCGCACCGGCCCGCCTTCGCGCTCCGGCTCAAGGATCACGCGCACGCAATCGTCATCAAGTGCGTTGCGCACCACCATCACCTTCATGCCATTCACCAGTTCTGGTATGCCGCGCACATCGCACAGCCCGCCAAACCGGATCATGCAATCGCGGACGGTTACCTGCTTGGGCGTTGAGTTCGGCAACTGCTGCAGCACATCGATAGACGGTGCAAACACCAACTGTTCCGGCGTGATCTGTAACCACGCATCGCGGCGGGTCTTTTTTGTACGGGTATGCACGCTGGTCGCGTTGTAGCCGTATGCCCACACCTGCGCGAGCGAATTGATTTCCTCGATGCTGGTTACTGGCGCTTGCAACTTCAGCGCGGCCTCAAAACTGCGCTCAACAATGTATTGCGCGTTTTCCACCTGGCCCTTGGCGCGGGCATTGCCAACCTGGTTCGCGATAAATCGCACGCCCAGGGCCGCGAGAAAGTTTTTCACCGGCGCGGCAACCATGCCGCTGCCCGGATCGGACATCACGATTTGGGGGATGCCGTGCATGGTGCCGCCCGACCGATTCGTCATTGCGTGGATCAGCGTCGCGATGACATTCGCGCCGCTCTCTGCGCCCTGGACATAAAACACCTCGATGCATCCGCTGCAATGATCGGTGACCACGTAGCGCCAGATGCGCCGCGACGCGATGTTTTCAAAATTCTTTGGCTTGCCGCGATAGAACTCGCGCTTGGGCATGGCGCGCGTGCCCTCATCAGCCAGATAAAACTGCCGGCTCACCGACGCGTCGATCTGCCAGCACCAATTCGGGTGCGGGCTGGACATCCGCGTAGCCGGGCTGTCGGCAGTCATTTCAGCCGCGGTGTAGCCCAAATCACGGAGCCCGCGGCATATCGTGGACTCGCTCAACGGCACAGCCGCACCGGTTTTTTTATCGACACGCTCAGCGCGTATCTCGCCGTTTGCCCGGAGTATGCGGACTGCATCCATCACAGCTAATGCTCCCGTCCCAGTGAGCCGCGTTGTTTCGCCAACGAGGCCCCATATTTTTTCGGCCTCCTCGGGTTGCAATCCGCCAGACCCTGCGTCGGCGCGCTTCCTGCGCGGCGGCAATGCACCCACATCGGCGACGTGCCGATATAGCGTGGCAACGCTCATGCCGAGGTCATCAGCGATTGCCTTAGCAACAGCCCGCTTTTTGCCGCGGGCTGCGTGTGCCAATGCCAATGCTGCCTCAACGATCTGCGCGTCGTCGGCCATGTCAGCAGCCAACGATCTGCGGCTTTCCAGCAGTTGCGGCAGTCATTCCTTTGGCTCCCCGAAGGCGACGCCAACTGCATCGGCGGGACGACACCGGCCAATTTCAACGTGCTCAACAGCACGGCGAACGGCTCGACCAAACGCATGGTGTAATGCGTCATCTGTTTCTCGTCGATATCGAGTCCGCTTTCGTTGGCATATGCCACAAGCGCGCTGACGCAGTTCGTTACATCACGGGTGGCGTTGATAGCAGGGGCGAATGCGGAGACGCACTCCATAGACATCGCTGCCAGCTTGACGTCGGGTTTCATACGCGGAATCAGCGCCGCCTTTTCCATGGCCTTTTGCAGCTCAGCCTGGTTGTTTTCAATCACCTTCGAGCGCGCGGCATATTGCTCCCGCGACTCGCGGAGAGCTGCGCGAAGTTGGCTCGGGCTCATGCATTCGACATCGTCGAGGTCTTTGAGCACCTCAAGTTCGTCGTCGTCATAGGTGACCAATTCAAGCAAGGCATTGATGCCTTTTGCTCGGCCAGCCAAAAGCGACATAGTGGCGCTTTTGGCGACTTTGGCTGCAACCTGCATAAATCGTTGAGCCGTTCGGCTAGTGAACCCGAGCTCTTCCGCGCGGTCCTCAAACTCGCCGTGTGGAGCCAACTCCTTCAACAAGATCAATCGCTTGCCGAGCTCGACACACGCCTCCGCAGTGCGGCGCTGGTAAAACCGGATACCGTCCTCCAGCGAGCCGATGCTGATCTCGCCCTCGTATCCGATCTCGCGCGCTGTGACCACCGCCGCATCGTGCAGCTCGGCCTGTAACGCCGACATCGCCTGCAACTGCTGATGCTGTTGCTCGACGAATTTGCCGTTGATTGCCGGCCCGACGTGTTCGGCCGGCGGAAGCGGCTTGGCGCCGCGCTTTGCTGTAGCTCTCGTGTTGCTCATGGATATTCCCCTGGGATGTCAGGATGGGAGCCGGCTGTACCGGGCTTTGAACTCGTTAAGCTTTTCTTCCTCGCGCAGAACCGCCGTGCTGTGTTGCAGCGCGATCTGCACAATGCGCGGCGACAGGCGCCAGCATTTGTCCGACAGCGGCGCAAGCTCGACCAAGCCGTCCTGCTGCGCGCGCTGCAACGCCCTCAGCGCGGTGGGCGCTGACTCGCCGATGGCCTCTGCAATCTGCGTCAGACGCAGCCCGTTGTAGCTGTGGCCGGCGAGCGCGAACAGGATGCGTGCGTGGATGCTGATATCGGCGCTCATGCGGCGCGCCTGCTGGACATCAAGCCGGCGACGTGACAAAGACGCTCGCGCAGCCTGCGACCGGCTGGGCCATCCCATGTTCCCATCAGCGCCTCTCTCGCGTTAGGCATATTGATGCCGTTGTCCCGACACCACGCCGTGAGCGTGGTGCCTTCCAAAATAAAGTGCGCTTTGACCTTGCGGAGCAAGTCGCGGCTGGGTTCGGGGGTGGTCATTGCGTGTATCCTCGTCATGCCGCCACGGAGCGGGTAAACAGATGATGCGCACGATGTGCGCATTTGTCAATAAGGGTGAGAACGATGTTCGCATTGGGCGAAAGGCTGCGCGCTGCGCGTATTGGTCGCGGTATGAGCCAGGAGGAATTCGCTAGGCTGGCTTGCGTCTCACGCCGCGCTCAGGTGAACTATGAGAGTGATGAACGCACGCCAGAAACCGGATACCTGGCAGCGCTGCTAGCCAACGGCATCGACGTGCCATATATCCTCACCGGCATACGCAGCGACCCAGACGCGCTGCAAAATTGGGTCTTGGCTGCACGCACTACGGCTGAAGCAATCGGTTTCACAGACGAGGACCGCGCATCACTGATGAACACGCTGATTGCAGGCGCTGCAGAGCCTCGCGTCAACGAGCCAGAGCATGCTTACGCTGCACCGCGCGATCTGCGCTGCGACCAGCTTGCCCTGCTCGATGCTTACGAGCGCTGCGCGCCCGGCGCGCGCAAGGCCGCTATCGAGCTGCTTGCATCTGCAGCGCAATCGCAGTTAGATACTCCGGCGCCAACGGCGCGCAAGCGCTCGCGCGGTGCGGGCTCAACAGGAGATCAGTGATGATGATGCGATCGATTTGGATTGCTGCAATGGCGTTGCTGCTATCGGCATGCGCGCCGACCCAGGTCAAGCCAACCCTGGCATTCGACGAATTCGCGTTCCGCGCCGCGCTCGGCACCGGCATGGGCAGCATCGAGGGGCAGGCTTTCTTGCGCACGATGATCGGTGAGGTGCGCTACGCCGCCGGATCGGTAGTCAAGCTCTACCCGATTACGCCATACGTTACCGAGTGCGTGCGCCTGGCCGCGCAAAACAACTGGCGCCAGCAGGCGTCGTGCGATCCGCGCGTGCAATCGCTCGCGCGCCAGACCCAAGCCGATGCTGATGGCCGATTTGCATTCGGCGGCGTGCTGCCTGGCCGCTACTACGTCGAGACCAGCGTGGTTTGGTCGGTGCCGTTCGGCACGTTTGGGTCAACGCAGGAGGGCGGCTACGTGAGCGCCACGGCCTACGTGAGCGGCGCTGAGCGAGTCAGCGTGATTTTGACGCGGTAACGACCCGCATCAGCATGAATTGTTGGTTGTGAACGCGACCCTATGACTACATGAGGACTGCGCGCGACACTGCGGCAACGGCGCATTACGCGCTCTACGCAGGTCCGCGCCATGAGCATCCGATCAACGCTATCTGCATTGCGACAGCGGGTGACAGCCAACCCGGTGCTGTTGCTGGCGTGGTCGGCGTTTGCAGTCGTGGCTGTGCTCAACTCGGCGAAAATCGGTGTGCTGATCTGGGCGGTGTGCAAACTCGCCGTATTCGCGCACGCGGGTAACTGGGTCGATTGCCGGATTTTCCCGGCCGATCAGCCGGAAAAGCTGGATGGCATCGAGCAGGGCACGGCCTGGAAGCGCAAGGCGTGGATTGTTTGCGCAGCCATCATCGCCGGGGCGCTGGCGCCGTGACCGCCAACCTGCTCATCATCGCATTGCTTGAGCTGAGCATGACGGTGGTAATGCTGTTTGCGATTTTCGGCGACGACCCCAAGCATGAGCGCCAATCGCACGTGCGAGGCATCGTGCTGGTGGTGTGGGTAGCCGTGACGCTCGCATTGACGGCAACGGCAATCCAACTCGCGCTGGTCGCAAGCGCTCAGGTGTCAACATGAGTTTCGTCCGTCAGCACCGACGCAACAGCGCGCGCGCTAATCGTGCCACTGATCGCATCAACCTGCGCGACCTCGGCCACTGCGCTGCACGAGCGATTGGCTACTACTGCATCGTAGCTGCTGTCGTTTTTTTTGTGCTTGCGATCGGCGGTTGCCTGAATTGGGTGAGCGCGGCCGAGCTGCGCATCCCGGAGGCGAGCGCGCGTTACCGGATTGCCGTTGAGCGCGCGTCGGGCAGTTATTTCGGCCTGGATGCATCGCCGGCTCGGCTGGCTGCGCAGTTGCATCAGGAGAGTGGTTGGCGCGCAAATGCGCAGTCCAAATTCGCTGGCGGCTTGGCGCAGTTCACGCCGGCCACGGCGCGCTGGTTGCCCGAGGCGTGCCCGGAGTTGGGCTCGTTCGACCCGTGGGACCCTATGCAATCGATCCGCGCGGCAGCGTGTTACGACGCACTTTTGTATCGCCAACAAAAACCGATGGGCGGTGGTAAGTTGCCGCCATGCGCGCGCTGGGTGTTTGCGCTGCGCGCCTATAACGGTGGTGCGGGCTGGATCAATCGCGAGCGGCGAGCCGCGCTGGCCGCTGGAGATAACCCGGACGATTGGCAGGCGGTCGAAAATCATCGGCTGCGCGCAGCCTGGGCGCACACCGAAAACATCGGCTACCCGCGCCGCATTTTGCTGCGCATCGAGCCCGCATACATTGCCGCCGGCTGGGCCGGTACGGCGGTGTGCCCGTGAGCACCTTCCGGCAATTCAAACTCGGCAAAAACCCGAGCGCTCAATTGATTGCATGGCTGGCGCAGCACGATGCCGTCGACTCGATTTGTCTGCGCCGTGTCGGCAGCCTGGGCCGCAAACACTGGCAGGCGCAGGCGTTCGGCGACTCGGCAACGATTGCCGAAATTGAGCTGCGTATCCGTACCGATCGGGTGAGCATCGGCGACGTGTTGCGCCGGCTCGGGATGTGCTCAGCATGAGCGTGCTCACCGCACTGGCCGGCACGGTGAGCAAAGCCAGAGCCATCGGCTGGGCGGTTGCCGCATGCCTGGCATTGTCGGCAGCAGCGCTGGCCTGGGGCGTACACCTGGGCCGCAGTTGGCAGCGTGGCCAGCAGGCGCAGCTGGATGTGTCCGCGCTCGGGCGGCAGATGAGCGAGTTCACCGCCGCACTGGATACCGCCGCAAAAGATCAACAAGCCGCGCAGGCTGCGCTGGCGGAGATTGCAAGGAGTACTGCAGATGAGCTGGAAAAAAAACGCGTTGCTGCGGACGCCGCTGCCCGCAGCCTGGACCGCGCCCTGGCTGCGCGGCCCGATCTTGATGCTGTGCGTGTTGGCACTGGCGTCCTGCGCGCGTGGAACGCAGGCAACGCGGCCGACGATTCCGGCGCCGCTGCTGGCGCTGCTGACGCCGATCCCAGCGGTGAGCGCACAGGCGACGATGCCGTGCCCGGCGCTGCCGCTGGCAGCGGACGACCGGCTGCCGACGCTGCTGCGCAATCACCAGGCGGTGGCCGCGCAGTACCACCAGTGCGCCGAGAGCAACGCCGGCTTGGCAAAGCAAGCGCGCGAGCGCGAGCGGATCGAGGCCGAGCGCATATCGCGGGCGACCGCAGCAATGACAGGGTTGGGCGAGTGATGAAAAAGCCGACGAAAAAATACCGCTGGCGCAATTCCGCGACGGGGTGTTTCACCAGCCGCGAATATGCGGAGGCAAACCCGGAGACGACACAGCGCTGCGCTGTCAGGCCGCGATGTGATCGCGCCAAAACGGCGGAGCAAACGCGCAATGGCTGACATCGCCGACCGTGCCAGCGATCTTGAGCAAGCGGACCGCGACCGCGCCATCGCGCGTCAGGAGCGCATCATCCAATCGATGCGCGGCAATTCACAGGGGCGGGCCGACTGCGCAGATTGCGGCGATCCGATTGAGCCCGAGCGCCGGATTGCGCTACCGTTTACCGGGCGCTGTGCATCGTGTGCGCACGATGCCGAGCAACGATTGAGGATGACCGGATGCAAGGTGTAATCCAAATCTCGGCGGAGGCCGGCGCCGCTTTGGTGATCGGCTATTTCGCCACCGTGTTCGCCTTTGGCCGCGTTCTGCTGTGGCAGTTTGAGCGCCGCTGCGATACTCGCGACAAATCGACTGACGATCTGCGCGCAATCGAAAACGCGCATCGGGCATCCGAGATGCGCGACGTGCAGCAATCGGTTACCGCCGAGAGCAGGCGCATTGCAACGCTCGGCGAGCAGTTGCACAAATTCGTCGCCACGTTGCCGCTCGAATACGTACGGCGCGAGGATCACATCCGCAATCAGACGGTGATCGAGGCCAAACTCGACGCCATTGCAACCGAGCTAAAAATGGTGCAAATCAAGGGGTCACGAAATGCAGATTGATCACGCCAAAATCCGACGCGAGCAGCTGCGCTGGTTGATCCTGCTGGCGCTCAACAACGCGCGCCCGCAGGGTTGCTACGAGCAACTGGTACTGGCCACCGCGCAGGCGATCTATCCCGACGCGACCGCGCTTGAGGTCCGCCGCGAGATGGATTACCTGGACGACCGCAAGCTGCTGCGCATCCGCAAGGAGCCGGGCGGCAAGTGGTGGGCCGAGCTGATCCGCTATGGCATCGACATGGTGGAGTACACCATCGATTGCGCGCCGGGCATCGCCCGTCCCGAAAAGTACTGGTGACCCATGCCAGCGCCCAGCAAATTTGACCTGATGGCAGACTCGGTGCGCGCCGAGCTCGACCGCCGCATCATTGCCAATGGTTTCGGCAGCTATGTCGCGCTGAGCGCGTGGCTGACCGAGCAGGGCTATGAGATCGGCAAGAGTGCGGTCGGCATGCGCGGCCAAAACCTCAAGCGCAAGCTGGCCGCGATCCGGGCAAGCACCGAGGCAGCGAAGATGATCACCGCCGCAGCGCCCGACGAGGCCGACGAGCGCAGCAACGCGATCATCAGCCTGGTGCAGACCGAGATGTTCGAGGCATTGGTGCAGATGCAGGAAGCCGCTGATGAGGAAGACCAGGGCGCGCGCATCGAGATACTGGGCAAAGCCGCCAAGCACATCGCCACGCTGACCCGCGCCAGCGTGGCTCGCAACAAGTGGGCGGCGGAGGTCAAGACCAAGGTGGATGCGGCTGCCAAGTCGGTTGCCGACACCTGCAAACGCGCCGGCATAAGCGATGACACGGCAGATGCGCTGCGCCGGCAAATCCTGGGCATCGCCGCGTGAGTGCTGACCTGCTCGACCGCGAGTTCCCGCGCACGGATGCCGCGTTGTACGACGCGCGATCGCCGGCTGTGCTGCTGCCCTATCAGCAGCGCTGGGTGGCAGACGCGTCACAGCTCAAGGTGGCCGAAAAATCCCGGCGCGTGGGCCTGACCTGGGCCGAGGCATCCGACAATGTGTTGACCGCTGCCGCGACGAGCGGCAGCAACGTCTACTACATCGGCTACAACATGGACATGGCCATCGAGTATGTCGAGGCCTGCGCCATGTGGGCACGCGTGTTTTCGCAGGCGGCGAGCGCGGTTGAAGAGGGCGAGGAAGTTTTCACCGACGGCAATGACAGCAAGGCGATCAAGACCTACACGATCCGCTTCGCGTCAGGATTTCGCATTGTCGCGTTGAGCAGCCGGCCGGCGAACATGCGTGGCAAGCAGGGCGTGGTGGTTATCGATGAGGCGGCATTCCACGGCCAGCTCGATGAGCTGCTCAAGGCCGCCATCGCGCTGCTGATCTGGGGAGGCAAGGTGCGCATCATCAGCACGCACAACGGCGATCAAAACGCGTTCAACGAGCTCATTAACGATATACGCAAAGGCGTTCGCGCCGGCAGCGTGCATCGCATCACGTTTGTCGATGCGGTGGCCGATGGCCTGTACCGCCGCGTTGCAATGCGCACACGCGTTGAGTGGTCGGCCGATGGCGAGGCGCAGTGGGTTACTGGCGTGCGCGCGTTTTACTCGACGGCAGCCGAGGAGGAGCTTGACGTGATCCCGAGCCAGGGCTCCGGAGCATGGCTCACCAGCTCGCTGATTGAGGCGCGCATGCACGATGCGCCAGTGTTCAACTACACCTGCGAGTCCGGTTTTGAGCAGCGCCCGGAGATCGATCGCAAGGAGGCGGTTCGGGATTGGCTAGACGGCGATGTCGCGCCCGTGCTGGATGCGCTCGATCCTGATCTGCAATCAATGTGGGGTATGGATTTCGGCCGCAGCGGTGACCTGAGCGTGATCGCGCCCTGCCAGATCAACAAGCAGCTCAAGCGGGTAATGCCGTGCATCATCGAAATGCGCAACATGCCGCACCAGCAGCAGGATCAGGTGATCGAGTTCGTCACGCGCAGGTTGCCGCGATTTTCGCGCGCGGCGATCGATGCGCGCGGCAACGGCAACGCGGTGGCCGAGTTTGCGGCGCAGAAATTCGGCTGGAATCGCGTCGAGCTGGTCATGCTCAGCGAGACCTGGTACCGCGAGCAAATGCCGCCGCTCAAGCACGCGTTCGAAGATGATTCGATCCGGGTGCCGCGAGATTCCAGCACGCTGGCCGATCTGCGCGCGATCAAGATGGTCAGTGGCGTGGCGCGGGTGCCTGACAAGCGGACCGCCGGTGAAGATGGCGGCCAGCGCCACGGCGATGCCGGCATTGCCATCGCGTTGATGCATTACGCCAGCCGCAATCCTGTTGCACCCATCGAGTTTACTGCCGTACCGCTGCCGCGCTTCGACGCGGGCGACACCGGCGACACAGATATCCACTATCCGGCGCGTGGCGGCTGGTAATCAGGAGGCATCATGTCGATTCGCGCGTCACTCAGATCCACCATGGCCAGGCTCAATGCCGGCATCGACGCGCTGACCGCGCGCGACATCAAACGCCCACAGACCGCCGATGTTGCCAACCTGCACCGCGAGTTTGCCAGCCATCCGGCGCGCGGTATAACGCCGGCGCGCATGGCCGAAATACTGATCAGCGCGGAGCAGGGCGATATCATCGCGCAGTACGAGCTGTTCGAGGACATGGAAGAGCGCGACGCGCATATTTTTGCCGAGATGAGCAAGCGCAGGCGCGCGGTGTCTGGGCTGCCGTGGAGCGTGGAGCCGCCAAGTAACCCGAGCGCGCGCGAAAAGCGCGCGGCACAGCAGCTGCATCAGCTGTTGCAATCGCTTCCTGATTTCGACGAGATGCTATTCGACATCACGGACGCGATCGGCAAAGGCTTTTCATGCCTGGAGTTCGACGGCTGGGAGCGCACCGACGGCGTGTGGTTGCCGAAGGCGGTGATTCACCGCCCGCAGACATGGTTCAAGCTGCCGCGCGCGTTCAAGCAGGAGATCAGGCTGCGCGATCACTCAGCCGATGGTGCGCCACTGCAACCGCTGGGGTGGATCACGCATACCCACAAGGCCAAGAGCGGATATATCGAGCGCTCTGGGCTGTTCCGCGTGCTGGTGTGGCCGTACCTGTTCAAGGTCTACTCGGTCGGCGATCTGCAGGAGTTCCTGGAGATTTACGGCATCCCGATGCGCATCGGCAAATATCCGAGTGGCACCGGCGAGCCGGAAAAGGCGACGCTGCTGCGCGCGCTGCTGTCGATCGGTCGCAATGCCGCCGGCATTATCCCCGACGGTATGACCATCGATTTCGAGGAGGCTGCAAAGGGCGACCCGCAGGCGTTCGAGTTGATGATCGACTGGGCCGAGCGCAGCGTGAGCAAGGCGATCCTGGGCGCCACGCTCACCAGCCAGGCAGACCGTGGCAGCAACACCAACGCGCTGGGCAACGTACACAATGACGTGCGCATCGATCTGCGCGATTCCGACGCTAGGCAGATTGCGCAGACGATCACCCGCGACTTGGTGTTTGCCATCGCATCGGTCAATGGCCTGGTTCCAGATGGTATCCGCCGCTGCCCGCAGTTTGTGTTCGACATCAGCCAATACGCCGATCTCAAGGTGTTCGCCGAATCGCTGCCGCCGCTGATCAATGCCGGTTTCCGCATCCCGCGCAACTGGGCCCAGACGCAGGTGGGCATTCCCGAGCCGGACGGCGACGAGGATGTGCTGCAGGCGTCCGCGCTTCCGGCTGCGCCGATGCCTGGCAGTGCAGCGCTCACCGCACACGTACACAGTGCGGCGTGCAAGGCCAACTCGGATGCGGCGCGCGAGCAGGACACATTCATCGACAACATCGTCGATCAACTCGCCGAGCGCGCCGGGCCGATCACCGACAAGTGGATCTCGGTGATTCGCGCCGAGGTGATGGCTGCAACCAGTTTTGATGATCTGCTGATGCGGCTAAGCCTGCTGCAGACCGATTTGCCGCTGACCGAGCTCGGCGATCTGATCACCGCGGCATCGGGAGTGGCGCATAGCGCTGGGGCGAGTGACGCGCAGGATGATGCGCGTGGCTAAGCGGCCATATCGACAGTGCGTGCAGATCGGCAATGCAACGCTGTACCTCGGCGATTGCATAGAGCTGCTAAAAGCCGGGATGCTTAAGGCCGACGCAGTGGTCAGTGATCCGCCGTATGGGATCGGTTTTCAGCACAGCGGTGGTGGTGTCGGATTGATTGGGGCAACGAGAAAATTAGGCAAAATCATCGGCGACGGTGTGCCGTTTGATCCGTCGCCGTGGCTCGGTTACGACAAGGTGGTGCTGATGGGTGCGGATCATTTTGCAGCACGATTGCCACAGGATAAAGGCGACCTGCTGGTGTGGGACAAGAGCGTCAATTGCGGCCCTAATGCGTCGTTTCGCGACGTCGAGTTTGCGTGGTCCAGCACGCGCACGCCGCGCAATATCTACCGCCACGTGTGGATGGGCGCGATGAGAGAGTCCGATTCCGGCGTGAAAGGCCGTAAAGAACGGCACCACGTATCGCAAAAACCGGTCGCGCTAATGCAGTGGTTGATTGCGACGTGTCGGATCAAGGTCGGAAAAACTGTGCTCGATCCGTACATGGGTAGTGGCTCAACCGGCGTCGCTTGCCTGCTGTCTGGGCATCGATTCGTTGGCGTTGAGATCGATCCGGATCATTTCGCCACCGCCTGCAATCGTATCCGCGAGCAGCACGAGGCACACCATGCCTGACGCACGCATCGCCTTTCGCCCGTTCGGCGATCAGCTCGCGTTTTTCCGGCGCAAGATCAATGTGCCAACGGCGCGCTGGGACGATCTGCGCCTGGGCGATCACGCGCACGGGTTCATGGTGGCCGGCTTGGCGCGGCAGGACGTGCTCAACGATCTGCGCGAGGCGATTGTCAAGGCGCAGCAGGGCGAGACGCTGGCCGATTTCCGCAAGCGCTTCGACGACATCGTGCGCGGGCGCTGGGAGGGTTTCACCGGCGACGGCAGCAAAAAAGGTCGGGCCTGGCGCACCCGAATTATTTACCAAACCAACATGCGCACCAGCTACATGGCTGGGCGCTGGGAAACGCTGCGCACGTTTCCGTTCTTGCAATATAACCATCACACCATCGCCAATCCGCGCGAAAATCATCTGGCGTGGGACGGCCTTATCATCCCGATCAATGATCCGTGGTGGACGGTGCACTACCCACCCAATGGCTGGGGCTGCCGCTGTGATGCGACCGGAGTGAGTGCGCAGCGATTGCGCGCGCTTGGCCGCCAGCCGGACGTTGCACCGGCGCTGATCCAGGGCGATCCGCCGCCAGAGTGGTCCTATCACGTCGGCGAGGCCGCGCGCTCATTGCCAGTGGCATCCGCGTTCGGTGAGCGTGTGATGCAGCTGCCGCCGGCCTGGCGCGATATCGCATTGGATGACGCTCAGACGCGGATCACTGATGATCTGATCGACTGGCCGGCACTTGTGCGCCTCGTTGGTCAAGAGGCAGCATCGGCACCGACCGGGATTTCTGCGCCAGTTGGATTCCTGGCGAGCGCAATCGTCGATGGCACAACTGCGGCCAGATCGGCGCCGCTGACAGCGTTGATTGCCGCGAGCGACACTGTGGCTATCGCGCCAGCACTACGCCAAACCTCGTCGCTGGCCGATCTCATCGCCGGCCTGCCTACGCGCCTTGCTGCGGCCGACACATCGGTGTACGTCAGCGGCGATGCGCTCTGGTATGTACTGGCCGATGGCGACCGGCTGCTGCGTTACACGTTCGGCATTGCCTCGCGTCGCGAGGCCGACCGCGTAACCGCAAACTGGCTGCGCTCGGTCGATGTCGTGACCGCCAGTGATCTGCAGGGCGCGCAATTGCTATCCGGGCCAGCGAGGTAGACATGGACGGGATCATCATCGAGTTTGAGAGCGAAAAATTGCAACGCGCGCTGAGCACGGTGCAGCAGCGCATCGGCGATCTGTCGCCGTTGATGGCCGACATCGGCGAGCTGCTCACGCAGAGCACCAAGCAGAGGTTCGCTACAAGCACAGCGCCTGATGGCACGCCGTGGGCGCCGCTCAAGGATGGTAGCGGTCGCAAACCGTTGGTGCTCACCGGCACCACGCGTGATCAAATCTTCCCGGATAGCGGTTCTGATTTTGTCGAGATTGTAGCCAGCACGAAGCAATCACCAGTGCACCAGTTTGGCGCTGATCCGTTTCAGATCGAGACCAAGAATTTCGGATTTGTTGAGCACCCAGGCGTACCGGCGCGGCCGTTCCTCGGCGTCAGTGCCGCCGATGAGGCTGAGATCATCAAGTTGGCTGCGGCTTACATCGATGTGTTTGGGGGCTGATCGTGCAAGTGACTTGCCCGTGCTGCAACACCGAGTTTCCCATCGAGGCCGGGTTTTCTGAGGTCGATGGCAAACGTCTGGCGGCCATAATGGCCGAATTCGACCCTGCCGTCGGCAGGTCAATGATCAGTTACCTCCGGCTATTCAAGCCTGCCAAGACATCACTGCGCATGGCGCGCGCAGCAAAGATTGCCCGCGAGGCTGCGGACCTGGTATCTGCCGGCGACGTGTGCCGAGATGAGCGCGGCGGTGTACGCCGTCCGACGACTCCGAGCATGTGGGCGCAGGGGATGGAGCAAATGGCATCTCAGCGTGATCGATTGTCGCTGCCCATCGATGGCCACGGATATTTACGCGCCGTTGTTTTCGGCATCGCAGATGGCATTGACGCAGCCGCCGAGCGTGATCGCGAGAAGAGCATTCGACGTGGAGATGTTGCGCATCGTGCCGGCCAATCGAGCCCGGCGCGCGCCACAAAACTCGAGACTGCTACCAGCTACGCCGCTAGCATGCTCGACCTCGGCGAGTGGTCCCGTGAGCAGGCGTCTGAGTACATTGCGCGCGCTCGATCAGCAAGCCACTGACGCGTTTTTTGTTTGC